CAACCTCATTGTAAGTTTTCAACATGGGTAATAAACCATCAGACTCTCCTCCTGTCCCTTTAATGTACGCACCTTTACCCCTCACATCGTGAACATGTAAACCAATACCTCCCGCCCATTTAGATATATTTGCAACGTCTTTTATTGTGTCAAACAATCCATTAATATCATCACCTTTATTACCTATTAAAAAACAAGATGACATTTGAGGTCTATGTGTTCCAGCATTAAACAATGTTGGAGTTGCATGTGTATAAAAATGTTGTGATAAATCATCATATATTCTTAGAGCGGTTTCAATATCATTATTACAAATACCAACAGCAACCCTCATATACATGTACTGTGGTCTTTCAACAATACGATTACCAATCTTTAATAGATATGAACGTTCTAATGTCTTAAAACCAAAATAATCAAAATCAAAATCTCTTTCTTGAACAATTGCACCATCTAAAACATCTTTATGTTGTTGAACAAAAGAATACGTTTCATTTGATATCAATGAAGATTCCTTATTTGTTTTTGGTTCAACAAAAGAATGTAACTCTTTTATCGATTGAGAGAATTTTTTTGGTGTGGTTTTGTGTAAATTAGATACCGCTAATCTACCCGCTAATCTTGCATAATCCGAATGAGATGTAACAAGGGAAGCGGCGGTTTCTGCCGCCAATACATCTAGTTCAGTTGTCGATATACCGTCGTAAATACCCTGTGTTACTTTAAGTGTTATCAATGTGGGGTCAATATACTCAAGATTTAAATCATCACAAAAATTTTGAATTCTTCTTGTAATTTTATCATATCTCATTTCCTCTAATGAGCCGTCTCTTTTTTTAACTTTCATATTTTTAAATTTTAAAAATCAATATCATCAAATGAACCATTCATTTCTTCAATAGAATTATTGGTATTAACACCGGCTTTTTGATATTCCGCAACTCTTTTTTCAAAGAAATTGGTTTTACCTTGAAGAGCAATATTTTGCATAAAATCAAAAGGATTTTCAACATTATACACTTTAGAACAATTCAATGAAACCAATAACCTATCCGCAACAAATTCTAAATACTGAGACATTAGGTCAGAATTCATACCAATCAATCTAACGGGTAACGCTTCAAGAATAAATTCTTTTTCTACTTCCAAAGCACCACATATAATTTCTCTTATTTTCTCTTCAGACAATTTATTATTAATGTGTTGATTATATAGATGACAAGCAAAATCACAATGCATCCCCTCATCTCTTGAAATTAATTCATTTGAAAATGTAAGACCTGGCATGAGACCTCGTTTTTTTAACCAAAAAATAGAACAAAATGAACCTGAAAAGAAAACACCTTCTACCGCTGCAAATGCAATTAATCTTTCAACAAAAGAATCTGAATTAATCCATTTTATAGCCCATTCAGCCTTCTTTTTAATTGCGGGAATCGTTTCAATTGCATTAAATAACTTATTTTGTTCTTGCTTATCTTTTATGTAGGTATCAATTAATAATGAATACGTTTCACTATGTATGTTTTCCATCATAATCTGAAATCCGTAAAACATTTTGGCTTCGGTATATTGAACTTCATTAACAAAATTCATCGCCAAATTTTCATTAACAATGCCATCTGATGCAGCAAAAAACGCCAATACATGTTTTACGAAATGTTGTTCGTCTTCGTTTAATTTATTCTCCCAATCATAGATATCGTCTTTTAAATCGATTTCTTCTGCGGTCCAAAAACAAGTTTCTTGTTGTTTGTATAACTTCCATATATCATGATGTTCAATTGGAAAAAGGACAAAGCGTCCTGGATTTTCTTGTAAAATCTTTTCTATCATTACTTAATAAATTTTTATTCTGTGATATTTAACATTTGATTCCTTCTCATGAAGGCTTCTTTTGCTCTAGTTGCGTTGTCTTTTTGTTTTTCTTCTTTATGACCCAAAAGTGTTGTTTGTGATTCGGTATCAATAACTAAATATTGATTATCAAATTTACAATTTTGCCATATAATACCATCTTTACCAATTCTTGATTTAAGAAGAGTCATGGTTGCCATATTGTGTTCTTTTTGTTCAATAGTTTTACCTATCGATAAAATAACGTGAGCAATTTGTGCTTTCTTAATTGAACCACCCATTTGGTCACTATTAACTACTTCCGATGAAATAGATTCTCTATTACCTTGAGTTGCCGTCCATATCACAACATTAAACTCATTTGACATGGATTCCAAACTTCTCATTACAGAACCTTCCCCCTTCCATTCCTCACCGTATTGTGATTTTTCTGGTGATATACAGTCAACATAGTCGATAAGTAATAAATCTATTTTTTTACCTTCTGAAATACGTTTCCTTATTCTTGTTTTTATTTCTGATATGGTTACTGAGTCACTTGATAATTTTAATAAATCTAAGCACCCTTTACTACTTGAACTTTTCTCTAACACTCTATCTTTTACTATTTCTTTATTGTCAGGTTGGTCATCAGGCGCAACTCCCGACCATATCGTGTAGTGTTTACGTTTTATATTATCTGTACTATCTTCAAAAAAGATTTGGAGTACATTATATCCGTGATTATATGCGGTATTTGCAAATAACGACAATAGTGTTGTGTTATGTGTTAAAACATAATCTCTTGTAACATACAATTCATCTGGATTTGAAACCTTTATACATAACGACTCTTCATTATGGGAAAATATAATTGATTTTATGAATTTCTTATTAACGTATTTTTTTCTTTTTTGATATCTTGTTATTTTCCTAAAAAGTTTAAATGGTACAATTTCATTTGAAAATGATATTGTTAATTTATATGAAACTTTGCCTGTTTTTTTCTCACCATTATATGTATATGTTGGGACCTTTGTTTTTACACTAACAGTTCCACCTAATGATAAAACTAATTCTCTTACATTTTTTGCTAAAATTTCTGACACAGTTGTGTACTCACACTCACCCTTTTTACCAATATAACCGTCAGTGTCCATTAGTCCCTGTAATAAACTAATTCTAACGTCAAGTGAATTATATAAATAATCGTTAGGAATAAATTTATTGTCACTTTTTTTATTAAAAAGACCATACATTTCTAACGTATTTTTTAATGTTTTTCTTAATCTAATACGTTTAATTTTTTTAACCCCTGTAATTGTTTCTCTTTGATATTCAACAAATGATGAATGTAAATCAAGATGTTTAATGTTATCGAAAATTTCATCATCATTTGTTGAGATATTAATTCCGTGGTCCGTAATTGAACCATCACCTAACAATACCCCTAAAAGATATGGGTCAATTGAGATTGGTTTGTAATTAAACTCAACTGGTGAAATATTTGGTAATCTAAAATTATAACGACCTCTTTTTTTAATATCACCAATCATATCGGAAGTTTTCATCGTTACATAACCATTATTTGGTTTATAGACTGATTTACCTTTAACCCTTGTTTTGGATTCTCTCATATTAAGTGTATTTACATTCCACAAATGTTCCGAATCACAATTAACGTGTGTTCCATCAGTAAATTCGACTTTATAAATTGGCCTAATACCTTGCGGATAAACACCTAAAACATATTGTGATTTACCGTCAGAACCAATAACCATATCACCATTAGACAAAGAACCATTTTCAACCCAACCATTTGGAGTTAGTACGGGTTCAGAAATTGGCAATGCTTTACCTGTACCTGTCGGGGCTAATATAACGCCCAATTCCCCTCTACCTAAACCACCTTTTAACGCGTGGTCTAATCCACTAATACCTGTTGGTATTGGACATCTACTGTCTTTTTCTAACGCTTGGTCAATGTTCTGAAATACGTCAATGGTTTCATCGGGTGGCAATCCAACTCTAAGTGCTCTTTGTATTATCCCTTCTATTTTATGATACTCTTGAAACTTACCATTTTCAATAATAGTTGAAACATTTTTGATTTCTTTTTTAAGATTTTGTTGTTTACAGAAATTCAAAGCCTCTTCTTGAACCATTGGGTCCTCTTTGGTATTTTCCTTTAAATCATTTATTGTATCTAAGTGTATTCTAGCGGAATCTTGTGAACCAAGTTCCATTACAATTATTTGAGATAAACTCTGATAATCAGGAATTTGACCATATTTTTGATAATATTCCTTAATGTGTTGCGTAATAAACTTGAACGAAATATTATCAAAATATTTACTTTCAATTACATCGATAATTTGTTCTCCATATTTTTTATTTTCTAATATTGCTTTTAATAGTGTTTGTTGGAACGATGAGCCTAAAAATCCAAAGTTTTTTTCTGACATATTTTATTTTTTTATAATTCGTAATTTAAATAAGTTGTTTCCAAATCTTTGGATGATAATACATTTGTTAATTCAGATAAATACCTTTTAAGGTACGGACGAATATCAACTGTATACCTAACCTTTGGGTGATAGTAATTTGCTGGAAACATACTTCTGATAAATACATCATCACCCAACTTAATCTCTAAAACAAAGGACTCATCTGTACCATCTAATTTGGTATCTGAATTCTCTGAATCGTAAAAAAAATCCATATTATCGTATAGATAATCCATAGTTTTTATTTTCAAATCTTCACTAATTTCTTCAGAAATATTTTTTACAACATAGTATAAATCCAAAGAATGGCGAGTTTGAGAGTTGTAATCTCTTACATTGAAAAACCTTTGACAAACAATATTGTTTTCAAGTGTAAGTAAAAATTCAAATTTTAATAGTTCTTGATTATTCATTTTTTTTAATTTTAATTGTTTTTTTATTTTTTTCTTTTCTTGTTAATCTTAAAAATGGGTTTAAAAATCTTATCCACGCATCGTCTGATTTTGGTAATAATAAAAATATACCATCTTCAACCATCATTCTCATTGTGTTTTTATACGAACGACCTTCGGAGTCCATATAATCATCTATAAGTAAAACAATAGATTCTTTAGCATCTTCAGTTAGAAATGGGTTATCAAGATTAACTATTCTTTCATTAACTTGAAAAAACTCGTCACCTAATACTCCGTATTTTGTAACACCAGTTAATAAATTATTTATTGATTTGTTGTGTTTGTCACTTTCAAACAAAACACTAAATTTATTTTTTATATAATCTAATGTTAATTCCTTTTCTTTCAATTCAGGAACCGCATTTAACAATTTTGTGATTCCTAAACTTTTTATTCCCGCGATATTATCAGAAGGGTCTCCACATATCATTTTAATTAATTTGATATTCTGAATAAGAATCTCTTGATGGTCATATATAAACATATCATTTTTATGATACATCTTACTATGTGATGGATTATATATTTTAGTGTTCTCGGAAACTAATTGAGTTAAATCTCCGTCTGATGAATATATTATTTTATTTTCATTCGGTGAATTTTGAACATAATACGCAATTGAATCATCACTTTCGCAAAAATCATATTCACCCTGCCTAACATATAAATCTTCTAAATACTGTTTTATTCGGTTCCTTTC